TCCATTTTGCACCTCTGCCCTGCGAGTGTATTGCCGTTTCGGTGGAGGATCTGCCTGTTTCAGCGCAGCAATCTCCTGCTCCAACTGGCGAATGCGCTCACGCAATTCGTGAATGGTTTGGTCAAAATCTCGACGTAGAACGATGTTTCCCTGCGGAACTAGCATCAAACCACCCATTTTGCACTATGTTTAATCGGTTTACCCCAATCGTCATTGGACATCATTTCCAGTGACTCTGCAAGATAACGCCATGCATCAGCAGCATGAGAATGCTCATCATGCAGTGGCGCACCAGCCTCCTGCGTGACCTGATTGATTGATCTGCGATACCGTTTGAGATGGTTTACAAGTTCCATCGTCTTGTCAGCGTCGAAATAAGCCCTTGGAAAGACCATCCTGGCGATTCTGATGCCCTCCTCTGGGTTACCCCTTGGCAGCACGGTAACTCGCCTTCCAAGCGTTTCTAGCAGGTTCTGGGTGGACTTACCGGTCTGGAAGTTCTTGTTTGCTCCGTCGTGCGGGATGAAGTCTGTTCCCCATCTCCATTTCCTCGACTCGATCTCCATGACATAGCTGTCAATGGTTCGATGAGAGTCCTCGATGAAGTCAATGATCCTGACTTCTGACGCAACCTTCTGGACAAAGATGATCGACATGGAGTCGTTCCATCCCAAATCCCAGACAGTGTGGACTTTCAGTGTTGGATCGTATGGCACAGACCTGATCCGGCCTTCTCGCTGCAGAGCTTCAATCTCATTTGCGTAGATCGCACCGTCTACAGCAGGTCTGCATCGACCCTCCCAGACTGTCAGATACCCAGTCGGATCTCTGTCTAGCCAGTCTCTGCGCTCTTTGTCTAGCTCTTCCGGGAACCACGGGTTGTCTGACCAGTTGACCTGACAGACCCAGCTTTCAGCAGGTGGATGCGTTACAAACCGGGTGAACGTCTCATCGGTATCCAGTTCTGGATTGAAGCTCACCCAGATCTCTGACCCTGGCTTGCGAATGGTCGGAATCAGGATGTCCCAGGATCGTTTACTGACAACCTGAGCCTCTTCCACCCAGCAGACATCTGTACCTTCGTACGATTTAAGATTTGCAACACCCTGCTGACGGATACCTGCGAATGTGAACTCTGTCCCATTCTTGCCGATGATCTTTGTCTCTTGGACCTCGTAGAACTCAGCGAGGTTCAGCAGATCAATCTGATCCTTCAGCAGCCTGTGGACAGACTCCTGGATGCTCTTCTGCGTCTCCCTAGCGCACAGAACACGAATAGGCTTGCTTGCACCTATCGCCACCAGTGCGCGAGCAGCAGACCAGCTTTTGCCTGACCCCCTGCCGCCATGAAGTATCTTATATCGCTTCGGCTGAAACAGCGGGAGCAACTTACTCGGAATCTCGACCTTCTGCCTCAACTCCGACCACCTCTAGGATTGCTGCTGTTTTGATTGGCTCACCATCGAGGCCTGAATGCTCGACAACGTGCTTCTCTTTCCACCCAGCCCTTGTCTTGAGCCAGAAGATCATCGCTGTTGTGTTGCCTGCTTTGGCCTGCTGGAACAACGTCTGAGCGACCGCTGCATTAGCCTCCATTCGCCCTTCTGTCAGTTCCTTCTTGTAGTGCTTGGTGAGTGTATCGTGGTCAATCTCTAGCTTGTCTGCAATGTCAACATAGCGCACCCCGACAGCGGATAGCGTCTTGACTAGCCGACGATCCTCGTCCGTTGGTTTATGCCGCTTGCCTTGCATTTTTTATATCCGAAAGTGTATTAAAAGTGTCACCCGTCGCCTCTAACGTTGCCTGTTTGCCGGTGAAGTCTTGCCAGCGTTTTACGATTAAATCTGTGTAAAAAGGACTTATTTCAGTCCCACACGCAGCTCTGCCATTCTTTTCTGCGGCAATGAGTGTTGATCCGCTTCCCATAAATGGGTCGAACACAAGATCGCCTCCATCCGTGTAAGCTTTGATAAAGAATTCTGCCAATCCTACCGGGTAAGCCGCTGGATGACCTAATGCTTCTGAATGAAATGTTGGGAGTCTGTTCCCAGGATAAGCCATTCCTTCACTAATTTGGTTTCCTTCGACAGCCGAAACATGACCTTGACGTTTGGCCGCACTCGTATTACCGGCCCCTTTGCCTTTAGCCTTTGGAACGGCTTTCGACTTGTGTTTTACCTCATCCGGCCTAAACTTCCAATCGCCCTTGGTAAAGTGATAGATCGGCTCGAATTGGTTTTTGAACCTTCTTGATACTTGTTGCGGAATTCCAGCCCTCTCCCAACAGAACTCATCTGCAAAGTTCCACCCCCAATCTCTCACATGAGATAGAACCAAGTCAAAGACATACAACTCTCTTTTTATACCTTCAGCATTTGGCTTAATGTTGCAGAAATAAGATCCATCATCGGCAAGATTAGCCATGATGTTTGACGCTATATCCTTATACCAATTCACATATTCATCTGGATGAATAGGCTTGAACTTGGATGAAGTGTCATATTCTCTTTGCGCCGCATATGGTGGAGATGTAACAACCAAATTAATCCTTCGTCCATTCACAACCTTATCAACATCTGCCAAAGACTTGCAATCCCCGCACATCAACCGATGCTTACCAAGCAGCCAGACATCCCCTAGCTTGGTTACCGGATCAATCGGAGCCTCTGGAACCTCATCCTCGTCTGTCAGACCTTCCGTAACCTCTACCGGCATCAGCGCGGCAATCTCATCTGCCGAGAATCCAGTCAGGTCTGTGTCGAATCCCAAGTCCTTCAGGTCTGCAAGCTCAATCGACAGCAGGTTGTCATCCCACCCAGCATTTAGCGCGAGCTTGTTGTCAGCCAGGATGTAAGCCTTGCGCTGCGTCTCTGAAAGATGACTCAACCTGATACAAGGCACTTCTGATAGGTTTAGCTTTCGAGCAGCCATCACCCTGCCATGACCGGCAATGATGCTGTTGTCGTCTGCTATCAGTACAGGGTTGTTGAACCCAAACTCTCGGATGCTTGCAGCAATCTGGGCAACTTGCTCGTCCGAGTGTGTACGCGCATTCCTGGCGTATGGAATCAGCTTGTCGATTCCAATCTTCTCTATCATTCCGACTCCTAACGGGTCATCGGTTTACTTTACCTTTACTCGATCCTTAATCAGTCTTTCGATCTCTGGATCACCCATCTGCTCCGGTGTTGGTGCAAACAATGCTCTCTTACGATTGTCTGTGGTTGTTGCCGGTTCAGACAAATAGTATACAGCGATTGAGTTTCTGGTTACATCAGCAGGACATTTGATTGGATCAGGCAGTCCATGCCATGAGCCTCTGGTGTCGAAGATCACTGCCCTGTTGAACTTCGGCTCAATGACCTTTGCAAGAGTTCTGCTGTCCTTGTACAGGCCCAACCCACCACCCCATTCCGGTTGCCATGCAGGAGACAGGTAAACAATAAGGTTAAGCCTACGTTGTAGATGTAGCTTTGGATGGATGTTGTAATCCAGGTGAACATTGAGCTTCCCTCCTCTGCTGTGCTGATGCCAGCCACCACCGTGTAGTCCTTGGTCAGCGAACAGATCCTCGTCCACCATCGCTTCCAGGGACTGTGTGAACCTGTCGCTGGTTAGCCAAGCAAAGGTCTTGTATGTCTCTGGTGGGAATCTGTGCCAGTCGTTGCAGGTACGCTTGACCTCTAACGGACTGTCATACCTGAACCAGCATGGATCGTCTGGCTGTGGGAACTCTGCTGCAACCTGTTGAGGGTTGACCAGGAATCCATCTATCACGCAATGCCAGTAAGGATCGCTGCTGACGATCACTTCTTGTTTCGCTCACTGATCGCTCTAGCTTTAGCCTTAGCGTCTGCCTTGGATGATGCACCCCAGGCTCTCAGTGACAGCAGCAGACGGGTTGGTTTTCCATCCTTGAACTCTGGCCCTGGCATCCCACCCATCCTTGCAAGGAATGATGCTCTACGCGGATTGTCACCAGCCTTAACAGGAGCCTTCAGGTCTGATCCTGGATTAGCTCTTTCGTAAGACTTCCTGCCAGCCTCGTTCAGCCCACCAGACGGGCTTTTACCGGCCTTGCGAGTCCATGCAGGTGACTTCATTTCTTCTTGGCTGCTCTAAGGTTGTCAACCAAATTGGGATAAGGTCTTCCAGCAGCAGCCGCCATCGCCTTAGCAGACTTCTTCTGCTTCTTCGACAGCGGATCAGGTTTGCCAGCAGACTTAGGCCGCGGTTTGTCCCAGACTGGTTTCATTCGTCTTCCATCATCTTTGCCATCTTGAGCATGATCTTGTGCTTCTCAGTCATGCCCTTGACAGGCCCACCAGACAGCCAACGGTCGCAGACGTAATCCTCTGAACACCGGAAGTCCCATCGAGCGCAGTAGCCGATGTCGTCCTCGTCAACGATCTCCTGCATTTCCTCTGGCAGACCAGCAACCATGCACTCGATCATCTCCGGGGTTTGCAGGAACCGCGCACAGTTCCCACAACTCATCTCATCGTCTTCTGTCTCGGTATAACCAGCCTTGGACTCAGCCTCAGCCTTGTTCCGATCATTGACCTTCTGATCCTGCGTTGAGACTGGACAACCGTTCATTTCGCCCTCTTTGGCATCTTTTTATATGCCGACTTAGGGGTTGCCTCAATCATCTCCTTGGCAACTTTCTGCGGGACTCCGGTCTGCTTTGCAACCTTCTTGCTACCGGCTGCTGCGTGCATGAGACGCTGCTGCTGCTTGCTGGTGATCGGCATTTCAGTCCTCGACGATGTGTTCTAAGTGCCCAATACGGCCAATAACCCCCATGGTATCAACTTCTTGGATGCTTGTCTCCGGCAGGAATTTGAACAATCCATGCTCAATGTCAAAGACTTTTTTATCCTTCCACTGACTCCAATGGAATGCCAGCGAGCGTTTCAGCGCCAGTTCCAATGTCGGAATCTGTGTGCTTGGAATGCCATAGCACCGGGTCATATACATATGTGATGTTCCACATTCCTCCAGGCTGAATCCTGTCGGAATCCTGCGCTTGAACACCAGTTTTTCTGGATCGTGCGAGCCTGGATTGAAGTCATCCGTCAACTGATAGCGAC